GAAACGTTGCAGGAAACCCCCGAATCTTTCACTAAAACAATTATCGACACCTTCCCCACCAGAGAAATTGCAAACACCAACGAACAATGGCTGCACGAAACGTATGATGTAGCACGAAATTCGGAGTTTTATAATCGGATGAATGCTCCGTTGGGATTTAATATGTGTGGTAGAATTCAGACAGTTGAAACACGAAAGAAAATAAGTGAGGCCAATAAAGGTAAAAAACGTTCAGAAGAAGCTTGCAAGAAGATGAGTGATACTCGAAAAGGTAAAAAACACTCTGATGCAACCAGAAAGAAACAAAGCGAATCGGCTAAGGGCAGACCTCGATCAGCTGAAACCCGAAAAAAGTTGAGTGATTCTCACAAGGGCAAAACTTTTTCAGAAGAAACCCTCAAAAAAATGAGTGATGCTCAAAGAGGTAGAAAACATTCAGAAGAAACCAAAAAGAAAATGAGCATAGCACAGAGTGGTGAAAACCATTCGCAGTATGGTAAAGTGCCTTGGAATAAAGGAAAACATCATTCCGTTGCATCCCTAAAAAAGATGAGCGAAGCACAGAGTGGGGAAAAACATCATATGTATGGGAAGAAACATTCAGAAGAAACTATAAAGAAAATGAGGGAATCTGCTAAAACTAGACCGCCCATTTCAGAAGAAACCCGAAAGAAATTGATGGGAAACACTAACGCAAAGAAAAAAATATTATGATATTATTAGATTACAGTCAAGTGGTGATAGGCGGATTTATGTCAGTATCAAAAGGTGAAGGAGTTGTCGAAGAAGATATGTTAAGGCATGTAATTCTCAATAATATCCGACAATTTCGCAATCAATTTTCAAAAAAGTATGGTGAGATGATTATTTGTTGTGATCATCGTAAGAATTGGAGGAAAGAAATTTTCCCCAATTATAAAGCTAGTCGTCGTAAACTTAAAAAAGATTCTGATGTAGATTGGGGATATTTGTATGAATGCCTTAATATTATGAGAGATGATTTGAAAGAACACTTTCCATATAAGGTAGTCTATATAGAAGGCGCTGAAGCTGATGATATAATTGGAGTTCTCACAGATCATTTTAATGGTTTAGAGAAAGATATACTCCCAGGGGAACAGACTCTTGGTCCTACCCTAATTATTTCTAGTGATAAGGATTTCATACAGTTACAGAAATTTAATGGGGTTGAGCAATGGTCGCCATTACAGAAAAAGTGGGTAATTGGTGATCCATATGAGTCGCTTTATGAAAAGATTGTTAAGGGAGATACTGGAGATGGTGTTCCAAACATTTTATCTGGAGATGATGTCTTTGTTACTGAGGGTGTAAGGCAGAAGCCAGTTACTAAAAAGAAATTAGATAGTTGGAGAGATCAAGACCCAAAAGATTTTTGTGGTACAGAAGAGATTCTTAGAAATTATTATCGCAATGAACAATTGGTGGATTTGAGCAAATTACCAGAAACTATTTGTATAAATATAATCAACAGCTATACAGAACAGTCATCAGGCGACAGAAGTCAATTGATGAACTATTTTGTAAATAAACGTTTGAAAAATCTTATGGAATATATTGAAGAGTTTTGATATGGCAACAGAAAGTTTACCGTTTATATTTGGAGAAGTCGCAAAGGCTAAAACCAAGGATCAAAAGAAAGCAACCTTAATCAAATATGATAACTCAGCTCTTAGAGAACTTCTAAGATATGCGTTTGACCCGAATCTCAAATTCCTGTTACCACCAGGAGTTCCACCATACAGATTTATAGGTGATGCTAGTGAACCAAGTCCTACATATTTGTATGGTTTAGTAAGAAAACTATATTTGTTTGTTGAGGGTGGAAACACCGCTTTAAAACAATCACGGAGAGAATATTTGTTTATAGAATTACTAGAAAGTATACATCCTTCAGAAGCAGAATTGCTTCTTCAAATAAAAGATAAAAAAATCAAATGTAGGGGATTAACCTACAACTTAGTTAAAGACACTTTTCCAGATTTACTACCGTGAACATAATAAAACCCTTAGAAGAGAGAATCATCAACTTAACGAAGTCAGCAAATGGTGTGCAGACAACGGAGGAAGCTGAATTGAGGCAATTAGATGTAACACGTGGATCTAGGCTACCTAGACAAATTGTAGTAGTATTAGCAAAAGCTTTTGGTGTACAATTGACAATGGATTGGAATTCCAGTGAACAGAAGTTCACTACTGAACTCGGAGAAGATAAATGGAGTTCAGATTTTGATTATAAAGATTACCTTCCTCACACATGGGCTACTGATATGGTAGTTAGAAGTCCACGCCGCGGCCGACAAGGCTCATCTGCTGAAAAAGCACATATTAACTAATAATTAAATAGTGTGAGACATTCTAGTATTTCCTAGAATGGTATTGTCAACTCATTTAAAAGAGGCATATGAAGAAATTTATTTTATTTGTAGGTCTGATGTTATTTGCAGCAGTGCAATTAAATTCAGGTACTACACAGCAAATTTGGGTTATGCCAAAGGTGATTAATGAAGCAAAATTTACCCCACACATATTCGATAAAGAATCAATGCTTCCACCTAGAATACTTTTGGACCCAGAACAAAAAAAATGTTTAGCGTTGAATATATATTTTGAAGCTGCAATTGAATCAACTGCTGGAAAATTAGCGGTTGCTCAAGTAACACTCAATAGAGTTAAAGCAAAACAATATCCAGAATCAATTTGTGGAGTAGTTTATGAAGGAGCACATACCTCTAGTGGATTCCCCAAAAGAGATCAGTGCCAATTTTCCTGGTATTGTGATGGTAAAGGCGATACTCCAAATGAGAGTCCAGCATGGAGAGAATCTCAGAGAATTGCTGAGTATGTAATGAAGACTCCAGGATTATTGGATATCACGGATTCTGCGACTCATTATCATGCGGATTATATTGATGCGCCAAGATGGGCAAGAGCGAGGGAGAAAACTGTGAAAATTGATACTCATATTTTTTATAATAAGAAAAACTATTACAGACTTTGAAAGGGTTATAATGCCAACGTATGATTATGCTTGTGATAAATGTGGTTATACATTTGAAGAGCAATTACCCATAGCAGATAGAAAAGTGCCAGAGGGTCATTGTATGGAATGTAATGATGGAGATGTGAGGCAAAGTCCTGCTGTGCCTGGGTTTGCGTATGATAATATTTCATCGCCTGGGCACAAGAAAAGTACGCCGTTATGGATGAAGGATAGGCTAAAGGATATTAAAAGAAACACTTATAAAAGTACTATGAATATTCCAGAATAATATTATGAAACAATTTAATCATGTACCCGCAGATTTAAATGAACTGCAGGTTGAATACAATAATGGAAAGAGGTTTTATGTCACACCCAATGGTAACTATCAATCCATTACAACATTGTTATCAAATTTGTCCAAAGCTGGTATACAAGCTTGGCGTGCAAGGGTTGGAGAAAAGGAAGCCAATAAAGTTTCGACAAAAGCTTCCCGCAGAGGAACAAGCGTACATAATCTCTGTGAAAGGTATATCAAAAACCAAGACGGATTTCTAGATAGTGGGATGCCTAATGAAGTTGAGATGTTTCAATCTATTGAACCATTATTAAATAGGATTGACAACATTCATGTAGTAGAGGGGGCGCTCTACTCTGACCATTTCAAATTGGCTGGAAGAACTGACTTGATTGCAGAATTTGATGGTAGACTTTCAGTTGTAGATTATAAGACTAGTAATAGAATAAAAGCATGGGAGCATTGCCATAGTTATTTTATGCAAGGAGCATTTTATGCGGTGGCATATGAAGAAAGAACAGGTATTCCTGTAGACACAATTGTCATAATTATGGCAGTTGAAAATGAACAACCGCAGTTACTTATTGAAAAGCGGGATAGATGGATTCAACCGTTAAAAGATGTAATATATAAATATTCTTAGAATTTGTTTGATGACCTGTAGGGTAGTTTAGCAAGACGCCGGTTCGATTCCGGCCACCTCCACCAAAGGAGCATCAGATTAGATGGACGTCAAAGAGGTTACAATAGCTATAATTATTTTTATTATCACGCTAGTGTTAATTTGGAGTCTTGATTTTGTGCTTATTTGATGGGGGTGACAAGGATTTCGATTGTGAATGAGAGTAACAGAGAGAACAAATAGGGTGATGACCAACATCAAATTAAACTTAATCGCAAATAATTCCGATTATAGTCCCGCATATGCTTACGCACTCGCTGCGTAACATATAGCCGAGGTAGTTGGGGAATTTCCTTGGGAACAGAAAAATTCCCCGTTACTTATAAACAATAATGTTTGTAAGACACACACAACACACACAGAGAAAGGACAATATGTCTAATCCATTCGAACTACGATTCAAACTATTAGAGATGGCACAAGGTTATCTCCAAGACCAAGCTCAACGCAACCAAGATTATGTGACAAGTGCATGGTCACTCGCACAAGAACAAGGTGAAGCAAACATG